ATGAATGATGTAAAGAAATTAGAAGCTTATCTTAAATTAAACGCAGATGGAACTCTTACCTTAGATCCATCTTATACTAAACTAGATATTTCACGTTCTGTCACCAACGAAGTTCAAGACTGGATTAAATACTTGAACGATTTAGTGAAACAAAAAGAAGCTGTCATTAACTCCGATTTTAGTGTGAAAATTTTAGACAAAGACGGTAGTGTATTGACACTGGAGAATGGAAACAATCATAAAATGAAAGTAGCGAAAAAAGGCTGCGGTCGATCTGGTCATGATCTCTACTGGTGGGGATATAATCTTTATTTTGACTGTAATGAAACAAGAACACTATATCAATCATTTAAAGCAGGCGGTGGAGCAACCTCTGGTCTTGCTTTAATATCAAGGGTTATACCCGTACCTCCTACACAATTAGCAAGCGTAATTTCCGGAGTAATCGGAGGCGGACTAGTTGGTTTTGGTCAAATGATTCAAGACGAACATGAAGGTCATGGTGTTAGAATACGTTTTACTGGACTCGGATATGCAGCTGTTCCAACTGGGGTTTTTCCACAATAAAAATGAAAGAGGGAAAATATGACTTTCTTAGTTTTAATGGCAGGGTTATTTCTTTTCATTTACATGAAAGAACCATTCAGCAAAAAAGTGTATGCTTATGTTTACGTGGCTTTTTATTTAATGGTTTTAGCCCTATATATTATTAACACTACATTTGTAAATTTAATATCTAGCAGACTATTATTAATTGTAACAGTAATTGTCATTTCACCATTGTTCATCAGTTACCTTAAATCCTCAAATGAATCTCGTTAGTTTCAAGATAGAGGAGCAGGCATTATGCCTGCTCCTTTTCGTTACTTCAATAACGCTTCAAGTTTTGAAAAAATAAACTTTTAAACCCGTTTAATCGGGTTTTCAAATCACCAAAAAGAGAGCATCAGTTTTCATTATACAGGGGGATTTTAATGTACTACCTTTCAAAATTAGAAGAAGAAGTTCAATACATATATATATAAATAAACATAGCAGAACCTTCCCAAGTCGATATGAAAGTTATTGCTGATAGATTAGACATTCAAATTAGGTACATGCCTAACAAGTGTGGGATCTTTAAGTTTTGTTTAAGTAATGTGGTTTTTTTCGATAGTCTCTTAAAAACAAGGAGCAGCACTGGAAAGACTTCTGCCATGAGTTAGGTCAAATAATGAAACACTCTGGGGGAGATTATGAAGAGAGTTGGCCATACTGATATGAGAGCCACAATTGAAATTTATACTCACATAACAAACAAGATGAAGAAAGAAACATTTAATAAAATGAAATGTTTCCTACAAGGTATCACAAGTTTTAAAACCGAAAAAATGTGATTTTTATGTGATTTTTTAAAAAAAGAGGCTCTAAAAAGAGCCTCTTTTCCTTGATATATCAACGTTTGGACGCTGGGCTTACATCATTCCGCCCATTTCTGTTATGGTTGCCCTTTAGTGCCTTGCTAACCCCTTCTATCCCTTATAGCACAAGGGGTTTCTGGTGTTCTCATTGCCCGTCTTTACCCTATAAAAAACAAGTGAAAATAAGCGAAAATTTCCCCCACTGTGGGCAAAATGTGGGCAAGAAGATGAACAATCTTTGCTATAATAAAACCACAAATACAAAAAGGAATGAAGGAAAATGAGTATCAACAAAATCAGATCAGCTTTATATAAGTCAGCCAAGATTTTGGGAGATGTAAACGCAGTGAAAAACGGAACGATAGGAAAACGTATAGCTCGACGTGCCGCTGGTAAGGCAACTGGCAAATTATTTAGAAATTTATTCAAATAAAGAATTAAAACAGGCCTTCCGTGTAACAAGAGGCCTGTTCTATTTATTGGCGTACCCAGCAACCGCATTCACAACTGAAATGAACATGTTTTTCGCCTTCCCAATCACAGATATAATTTGTTGATTTTTTTTGACATTGAGGACAAGTTATTTCCGGTTTTTCTTGGGGTTCACCTTGATGTTGTTCATAAATTTCCACAACTTCATTTATTAAGTTGATCATTCTTTCAAGTTCCTCATTTCGCTCTTTTGACAATTTATTCACTTACATCACCTCAGAACAATAATAACAAAACATACGTTTGATACCTAGTAAAATTTAAAAGCACAACAATGCCACCAATTTAAATGGTGGCTTTTTCTTTACGTAATAAATGCAATGTTCTCGGCTTACCTTCTTCCCAATCAACAAGCCCCTTTTTACGCAACCGGTCAAGATGACCTTTTGTTGTACTTGAAGATTTTAAACCAACCCTTTCACCTATTTCCCTAACAGATGGCGGGAAACCTTTTTCTTTAGTTAATTCGTCTATAGCTTCTAATATTTGTTCGGTTCTTTTCATAGTATCCCCCTTCATTGGTTTGTTTTACCTATGATAATTATACCAAACATTCGTTCTTTTTCCTACAGGAAGAGAACGTATTTTTGCATGCAGAGCATTATTGACCAGCTTCAAGTTCCTGCTTTTAAAATGTATCTTTTTTACTATTTTTCAATATTCAGAGGCGTTACCACTCATTTTATGGTAATCTATACAATACCAAATACATTAAAAGGGAGAGAGAAAAGTGGAGACGATAGCTAAAAGAGTCTGTAAACCATTTATCCTATTGCTAACAGCTGTCTTATTAGTAACCTTTGTTGTACCTCAAATTTCACAGGCAAGCGAATTTTCGAATTCCCAGGTGAAAAGCTATTCCGATTCTGGTGATTATTCAGAAAAGGAATTAGAGGAAATATTAAAGTTTTACTTCGAAGAAGTTGGGGAACTAACTAATGAGGGATATGTTATTAAAAACAAGGAATTGTTTGATAAAAAAGTTTTGGAGGGCGACCCTGCTGCCTTGAAACTAAAAGAATTAATAGCGTCAGACTCTTCTTTTCAGAAGTCTAGTTTTCAGGTTGCTAGTGCAACATCTTTTGGTAAATGTGTTGTAAACAAAATGATTGGTAGTTATGGAAATATAGCGCGTCAATTTTTAAATGGTGCTATCTTTACATATATCAAAACTAAGCAGTATGATTTAGCCGCAAGATTAATGTTCAAAACTTTGATTAAATCTGGGATGAAAGTTAATGCAGCGTCTCTTGCAATAGAGTTGGGATACTATGGATGGAAATGTCGAGGGAAGTGGTAAAAATGTCTCCATTAACAATAGTTGAAGTCATCTTAGCGTTAACCGTTTTAGGTTTATTTGCATGGACATTTAAAAGTAAAAAAAGTGCTGATGACGATGATGTGTATAGATATGCAAGGTATATGATTTATTTACTTGTAGCTGAAGTTGCGATATACGTCATATTCAGTTTCATTTAAAAAAACCCCCATTTGGGGGTTTTTATTGTGCATAAAAGAATTTTGAATATCGCCAAAAAATTTTCTTTACTTTAACAGAGATTCAAGCTTCGCCTTCGTTTTAGGACCGTAAATTCCATCGGCAGACAGCCCGTGCATCAGTTGGAACCGTTTGACCGCGTTTGCCGTTTTCGGCCCGTAATAGCCATCTATGCCGTTATTTTTGGCACCTTTGTCTGGATAATAATATACAGCCGCTAAAGCCTCTTGAATCTGACGGACAGCCGTTCCTTTCATCAGCGGGCTTTTCACTTTATAGATGCCGGACGGCAGCGTGTATTTTTTGCTCGTTTGCTTTTTGCTTGAGGATGATGACTTTTTATCTGGTGTTGTTTTGGAAACCGTCTTCTTTCCAAGCAAGCTATCGACTTTTTTCCGGAAAGCTGTAAGCTGGCTTGAATCGCTCACCCACGGCGCCGGACAGTTTTTGTTTGTCACATCGTAATGGCGGACAATTTTGTTTGTAGAAAGGCCGTAACGCTTGCACAGATCGGCAACCAGTTCAGCAGCATTTTGAATCGTTTGGCTGTGAATCTTGCCATCTTTTTCGACACACATTTCCACGCTGATCGACTTTGTGTTGGCATTCGGTTTTAGAAAGCTGACATAACACCGGTTTTGATCATGTGCATGGTATGCGACTTCATTTTCAGGGATAATCAGCTGCGCTTCTTTACGGTCAACAAAATAATGTGCTGATGCGTAACGTTTATCAGCGATACACGTGCCATTGAAATAATTCCGCTCATTCAGTGCGGACGCGCCGGGAGTAGCCGTCCAGTGCATGACAATCCCTTTCACTCCTGCCAACTTCAACCCTGGCCGAGTATATTGATTGACTTTCACATAATTCTTCACAACTTTAACCATCTGAACCACTCCTATTTTGTTTTAAATAAAAAAGGCTGCCAGCCGGCAACCTCATTTCGTTAACCCTTTTTGTTTTAGAACTTCTTTTTGCTGCTTTCCTTTGCCAGTGACATAGTTATTTTTGAACCAAGCGACCACAGACGTAATGATGGTGAATGCCGTGGAACCGGCCAAATACAAAGCATCAGCCAGCGTATTCACCTGGTCCTCGCTGATAGGCAAAGCTGCTTTTCCGAACATGATTAAAGTCTGGTTTACCAATGCAATAAAAAGAAGCACCGTCCGGACGACCGTGCCTTTGTCAAAGTTTTTCATATTGTGTTTTCCTCCTTATTTCTGCAGTAGATTATAAAAAACAGCGATTGCGCCGCCGATGATGCCGGTGCTGACCGCTGTAATAATCGCGCCGGTGATGCTGCGCTTGATCCAAGTTGTGTTTTCCTCGATCTTGTTCAGCTTTTCATTGATAGAAATGATTTGCTGATCATGACGGTCAGTTGTTCTTTCGAGAGTAGTGATCCGCTGATCTTGTGTTCTTTGATCTGCTTTAATTTCTGCGATTTCTTTTTGTAAAACATCATAATCATTGGGTTGTGTCATGTCCTGAAATCCTCCTGTTCTCACATCGTTTTCACCTCCCTAGAGGCAAAATAAAAACACCCTTATCGGGCGCTTGTCATTCCTAAATCCGCACAGACGGCGGGTTTGTCATAGCTCCGGCCTGTTATTTCTTCATATTCTGCCGGGGTAATATGACCCCATTCTACGTAATCTCTCATGATTGAGTCATCATCATAACAACCCCAATCATAAAACTGCTTAATAGCCGCAAAGTCTGGATACATCATGAGGAACCATCACCTTTCAATGATGCAACTTCTTTTTGAAGACGGGCCAATTGATAAGAGAGTAAAGCGTTTTGCTTTTTTAGTAGTTCAATTTCACTCGCTTCAGGCTCCGAAGGCAGCAAGCTTTCAATGTACTCTTTTGTAGCCGTCTCCTTCCACACCTTTTCGTCCGGAAAAAACTTCGGAAGATATAAACCCGGGTCAAATGGAATGTCTGTCCATCCATCCGGAATTTCATAGTTCCCTTGATCATCAGGCTGAATGATATCATTATCAATCAACAAGAACGTCTCTTTGTCATATTTAAAAATGTTTTTCATGACTTATCTCTCCTACAGGGGAATAATTTCGTCCAAACCATAAGAAGTTATGTTCTCGGATTTATCAGCGATTTGCCCCTCCAACCTCATATTTCCGTTTGTTTCGATATACAATTTAGTCATCCCTGTTGTACCGAATATAGGAACAAGTCTACTGCGGAGCTGGTCAGGTCTATATGAAGCTGGTAGCGTCCCAAAAATCACGCCTCTATTGGTGATAATCTCGCCTTTTAAACACAGAAAACCGCCAACCACCGCACACATAACTTTTCTAGCCCCATGTTTCGCGCCGTTTTTTAAAGGAACTTCAGTCCAGGCGGGGTCAAAGTCAGTGGAAGTTAATATTCTTTTCCAACCCCTAAAGTCACCATTTGTATGGATGGTCGCGAACCACATCTTATTGTGGTAACTTGCTGTGGCTATAATTGTTTTTCTTCCAGAGTTTCCATCCATAATGTCATAATTGAACCATCCAGCATCATCAGGGTCGGGGTTATTAAGCAGTCTATTATTGATACCGTAATAAAAACCAGGCGGCAAAGTTAATAAATCAGTACCATCAGGAATAAGGATTCGCACACCATTATCTTGTGTCAATTTATACAGTTGCCCCTTATTCCACTTAGTCCGCTCATCAGCGGTAATATGGCGCACATTATCCGCAGTATGTGCATCAAAATCCGTTTTCGCTGCCTGTTTTACGTTGTCAACGTTAGCCAATCCAACTTGAGCCTTCGTTACAGCGTGAGGGTTGCTCTTATTATTAGCGTGGCTATCAAACTCTGTTTTCGTCGCTTGCTTGACGTTATCAACGTTGGATAACCCGACCTGCGCTTTCGTTACCTTGTGCGGATTGTCCGTCTTAGCTGCGTGTGCATCCGTATAGGCCTTTGCATGAGCTTCCGCAGCATCTGCCTTTTCCTGCGCTCCCTCTTTCGTCTCAATCCGTCCGAGGTCCGAGAACTTCGCTTTTAACTCGTCAAGCATTACTGTTTCTTCGTCATACATCGCTATGATTAACGCCTTTAACGATTCGAAATCATCGACGTAATATTCCGCGAGAGGTGCCATGTTCTGGTCCACAAGACTTTGCGATACTTCAAACCCGAATTTGTGAGCAGAGAGTGATTGGCCGTTCGTATATTTCAGAATGAGCTGACAGTTGAATTTGCCATACATTTTAATTTCGTCCTCGTCTAAAACGTACTCTGCGATACCTTCAAACGGATCAACTATCGTAACGTCCCTTATTCTTTGCTTGCCGCTTGAAGGAATGAGGACCACTTTTCCGGTTACAGCTGACAGTGGCAAAGGGATGCCATCCTTGCGCAAATAAAATATTAACTTTGCTGTATTAATATCTTGCGTTGAAAATATAAAAGTCGAATGATAAACCCCTTCTGTTTTCGCGTTTATATCGAACGCGTAAGAGCCGGTTTTATAAATAGCCAACAGTATTACCTCCCTTTCTTTTAGTATGTTGGAGTTTCAGGCAGCTCCGCATCATACCCGTAATTTCCGTCAGGTCTTTTCGATATCTTTGGAGCTTTACGCATTGTAGGTCTGAGATCAACTTGCTTAACGGTATTTGTGCTGTATATCTGATAATATCTCTGGCATTCAGCTATTTCTTCAGTCAACGGTCTTGCGACATACGGCGTAGCAAGCCTTCCTTTTTCTAATTTGACTAGGTAAAATTCTACCCATTCGCCGGGAGCCAAACTATCATAGGAAGAACTGTTTGTTGTGTCGACATCTATTTGAACTTCAACGTAGTCTTCTTCCTTAAATTTATAAGCTGACATATCAGGCATCTTTATGTTCAATACAAAGAATGTGAGCCTGGTTGTTACTTGACAAGAACGGATTGCAAGATTGTCGTGTTTTCCATCATGTGTCATATCAAGATGAAGTTTCATTCTGTGAGAGGATTTATTGGTCCTCGCCCATAAAGCTAAAGTATAATCTTCGCCGCTTTTAAACTGAGTTGGATTTTCGATCCGTTGAATTAGATCAGTACGCGACATATTCGAAACATTTTTCAATTTCGTTATTCTCAACCCGTACTTATTTGAGAATGGCGCACTCATCGGCTTTTTCACTCTCTCGGTCCGATTGATCCCACTCTCATTTGTACCAACAGCATTAACGAGCCACCTATCGGCTGTAAATACACCGTCGTTAGTAAAACTTGTTCCGCGCTGCCATACATCAAAGGCGCCGTTTGTCACAAAGTTTCTATTCGGCATATGCAAGGCAACTTTGTCATAAGTTATTTCAGTAATATTCGGCCTCTGCACGGGCTGTGTAGATATTAACATCCCATCTTGTGCACCGGCCAATGTCACAAATATTGTTTCTTTCCCGCTCCGTTCAACTGTGACTTGTAGCAAAGCCGGAATGACATAGCCGTCATGGTTAAACATACAGATCCCTTCATTTTCAAAGTCATAATTATTGCGGTCAAAATCATAATTCTCTTGTATTAAGTCCGCGAAAGAATCTTTCGAAAATGAATATGATTTAGCGATACTTCCGTCTAAATTAATGACTGTAATCGCCGGGGTTCCTTTTCCTTGACCTAAAATGATTTTGTTCTCGTGGAACGTAATCCCTTGAACTTTTTCGAACATAATTTCTTTGTTGTTTACCATGACTTCCATCAATAAATTCGGACTACCCGCAACTATACTTTGGAAATCATAAATGTATATTCGATCCATCTTCTCATTCGTTGAATTACCAGAAATAAAGTATTTTTTGTCGATATCATTACCGGTTTTGTACGAACCAAGAACTTGCATCGTTTGTACAATTTCCCCAGATGTATAATTGAAAATAGACAACTCGTTTTCGAATTTTTGTCTAACGAGAAAGCATAGATCGCCGCTTGAATTCTTGAACCAAGGAAGCCCCTCGTTGTAGGTAGAATTTGTGATTGCAAATTGCTTCGAATCTTTAAATTTGGCACTAGACAATTGATATCTTGATATTATACAGACGGTTCCTCCGTTTTCCTGTCGTGCTATATATAACTCATCATCATCTTGATTTATTGAAAGCGCCTGAGGGAATGGGCGTGTATGATCCCTTGCTGGCACCGAAAAAATAATTTTTTGATAATTGAGATACTCCTCAAACATCAAATTCCTTTTTGCTAACTCCCTATACAGTCCGTCGATGTTCTTCTCTGTATGAAATAGCCGATCATTTGCTGTATTGAAAACCTCACCTTTATGATTGACCCGGAGGTCGACGACCTCTTTAACATTGGACCCATCGGCATTTAAAATTAGGTTGTTTATCCGTTTTTTTGCTCTCTCGATCTCATCCGATACTGTCAGACCGTCAAAATGGGTTATTTGATCGGACGTATGGGCGTTTTTAGCTTTTTTATGTTTTTTTAAATTGCTTGCATTTTGGTTTAGTGCATTTTCCGTTATCCAAGCATTTTCATCCAATTGTGAAAGGAGCTTGGCATTAGGGACGGGATTATGCTGCTTCTCTAATTGATACATCGTTTCACCAACTTTCCTTTTAACTGTATCCCACAATCAGAATAGTTATTTTTGATCCTTCTGGAGCGTTTGATGGATCCAATAGTTTTCCGTTTTGAAGAAGAGAAACTGTAAAACTGTCTGTTTGGCTCCCTTCATAATCAACAGAGGCCGAAACATTGTTTTGTTTCATGACTGTTGAACTTTCAGATGTCACATACTTAATTTGAAAATCATCATCCGTTTCCAAAAGGAGGCCGGTAGAACTGACAGAAACATTCCCCAGACCGCTCGTGACTGCCCAAACACCAGAATTAAAGGTCAGTGTATACGTAAAGTTTCCGGGGATTTTGCCCTGTGTTGAGTTCACTACATTAAAAAGCTCCGCTTTGGCCGCCTGTATTTGGGCCAGTATCTGATTTTTTTGCTCGATCAGATACCTTTCTTGTTTTTTGATGCGACGCCTGCTGTCCAGTTGAATATCAATTAGGTCCTTCTTAAAGTTGGAGAAAGTGACTTCTGGCTTTTCGGTGTCATCCAACGGATTATAGACCATACTCACCGCGCGCAAATCGTCCTCAAATGTAATACCGTTTTGAGGCGTGTCCGCAATGACGTGGAGGGTATCTCCTTTTGTGATCTTGTCTTCTATGCCTTTCAACTCAGGGACTTCAATTTCTTCAAAATCAATATCAACTGTGACCTCCGGAAACGGATTGACTTTTTGTTTCAAGAGAGCTTTCATATCTTCTGCCTTTGTGATCGATTCATCTCTTATGGTTTCTGCCCATGTCGGCTGCCCTTCAATTAAAAAATCCTTTTCATTCGGATGAACAAAAAGGACGGGAGGAAACACATATTTTTCGGCTTCATTTTTAAATTCCCTGTAAATCTCAAATATATTTCCACGAAGCAAGTACATAACCGGCGCAGCACCTTTAGTTCCTTTTGTGTTTGGGTTTTTGCTGTCTTTGCTTTTAAAGGTCGCAACCACATTATGTTTTTTATGGTCAAGGCCTCTAACCACTTCAATGACTTCCTCTTTCGGATCATTGTCTTTATAGACTGAAATCGTCTTCGTTGTATCTTTATCAATGACAAATTCCCATTTACCGCCAAGCTTCGAAGTCAGAGTTTTAAACCTGAATCCTGTGCCTGTAAAAGAGAAAGTAAAAGCTGAACCAATTTTTGATGTTTTATCAGCTTTTAATGACTCATCATAAGTCCATGAACCAGTTTTTGCTTCGTATCCGATTGATTCGTCACCCAACATGTCTTTTTCTTCTTTTTGTTTCCCATAGCCGCGCCCGCGTGTGGCCGTATTATCTTCGGATATTTGAATCTGCAGCCCTTGTATATTTGCCCTGGTATCAAGGGTTTTATTAATTCTACGGCCCATCTTTTTATAGACGTAGATATGACTATTATCCACATCAAATTCAACCTTGTAATTAGAGGCGATAGAGTCCATCAGATCAATGGAAAAAGCATCCCCAAAACTATCAGTTTTTACGGGCTTGATGTCTCTGGCATCTGCCATAATTTCATAAGTGAAATTGCTGCCTTTCAAGGCATGATTTAAGGCTTTATCAAGGGAAATGTCCCCCGTTATCACATCATCAACACGATTTTTTCCAAGTAAAAAGACGTAAATATGATTAGCCGAGATCGACTTTGATAGCAATTCCCCATTTTGAGAGATTTGAACGTTACGAATGACATATTTTTGATTTTTAAAAACCCTCTCATCAATAACGATAAGATTACGGCCAGTCAACGCATTAAATGCTAATGGATCACTAAAACTATTTTCAAGAGTGAAACCCAGACTCTTTTTCCCGTCAACTCCATCCGTTACACGCGGGGTGACGTCTGCAATTTCATATTTTTGACCTGTAAACCGATCTTGCACATACATTTGATTCACCTGTTACCGCCCCCTACTTATAGTAAAATCGTGTAATGAAATGAAGGTCACTATAATCTGCATTTTCAATTGAAAACTTATTTTCACCTGGAGCAAGTTCCGGGAATCGGCCACGGGTAGAAATGACATTACTTCCTTTGACGATATATTGTTTGACCACCGTCAAAAGATTCTTTTTTGAATGGCTGCCGGAAAGCGTTATACTGTCCCCGGTTGTTTTATTTGTGATCTTAATGTCTTTGCCTTCAAAGTACATTTGCACTTTGTAATCATGCTCAATAGGTGAAAGGGTGGCATCCCCAAAATTGTATACGCTGAATCGATTCTTGTTTTTAAACTGAAAAGGCTGCTCGCTGAATTTGCCTATATTCATTCCTAGATTAAATCGTTCTCCCTGCAAGTTCACAGGAATGGTACTGTCATAAACAGATTCAGCCAACCCTTGAATAGCCGTAAATGTAACAGAAAAAGTGTTTGCCAGTTTCCCGTTATCCTGGGAAATAGAAAACACATCATCTGCTGTCACAAGCCATCGTTTATTTGGCTCATATGAGTGAATCACATGATACGGGTCTTGAGTGACAAGCAAGGCATATAAATTCGAACGATACAAATAGAATTGCTCTGGGTTATGGGCTTCGACAGCAAATTCAGCCGCTATTTTTCTTTCTTTGTAACGTCCCGGACTGTTTTTTGATGGACTGAGCAGACCGTTTCTATTTTTCAAGGTAACGGTCTGCCGCTCATAAACAGGAGATTCAGGGACGAATGAAAGGAGAGACACACCAGGCAGAATTTCGCTAATGGGTTTATCACCTATGATCAAATCCAAATCCCTCATGAAATCCCTCCAATTAATGAGCTTCTATCATTGAATTCTTTTGTACTGATAGCCGTTAAGACCTTGCCGACTTTCTTGCCGCTCATGATTACATTACCTTCTTTTGCTGCAATTTCTCTTAAAAGAACGTTTTGTTCTATTAGCAATGCAATTTGTTGATCCTGCCGCTGTGTGATCGGTTCAATGGACGGCATTTGCGGAACCGTCTGCGCTGGGATACCTAATTCTTGCCCGGCTCTGGCCCAAATACCGATACTTCTTTCGCGATATTTCGGGTCCGTCGTAATGATATGCTCGTCATACCCTCTTTCGTTCAAAGCCGCAAGTTTTGTACCGCCTGCGCCTGGTGATACTCCGCCCGCAGCATATCCAACATATCCGCCGCCTCTGGCCATCGATTTTAAACCCGGATGATTTGATATATCTCCATAACGCGCCTTGATATAGTTAATGGCCGCTAGAATGTTGTCTATAGGGTTTAAGATGTTATTATGTCCCGGGAACTTATAGGCGTTGAATGTGGACGGGATGGTTTGCATTAGGCCCTGACTTGGGTGTCCGGCTTTTGCGTTAGAATCCCATAGGTTGATAGCGTTCGGATTCCCGCCGCTCTCCTTCATGGCAATTGTAACTAGCCCAGGAATCCATGAAATAGGCACGCCCGCGATGCCGACCGCTTCCGTTACCCATTGGTTGACGGCTTTCGTCCCGCCAGTTCCTTTGAATGTTTCCTGGTCCGGCATAACCCCTTTCAGAAATTCGGCAGCTCCATTTTTTAAGATCTTGAATATGCCGGTTCCAAATGAGTCAATGCCTTTCCCTGATTTGTATGGGATCAGCCCATTAAACAATTTTTTGATTAATTTACCTGGGCCGTGGGTAAGCAAGTCCATTGCAGTTGCGCTGACATCCCCGACTTTATCCGCGACGCTTTTTCCAAAAGATAAAGCCCCATTGACCATCTTTTTAGAGCCATCCACAGCTTTTTTGAAAAAGTCGCCGACACCGCCGGCATAGCCAGGCATCTGCGTCATAGATGTTAGCTTTTTAGATTCATCATGAGGAAGTACAGAAGTTCCACGCGGGAGGTCCCAGATTTGCGGGCCGCCCATACCGACAACATACGTTCCAATTCCGGGTGAATGCGCCAGCTCCCAACCTTCCTCACCGACTAATGCCGCCCCACCAGGGTGAAAATTTGTTCCTTTTGCATATTTACCATTCAGCTTTTTACCATTTTTGCTATTGTAGCCTTTCGGTGTCCATTCTGGAATGGTTGGGATATGCATAAATTCAAGAACCTTATTAATTCCCCCGGTGACGCTATTGATAAAGCCGGCCAAATCAATAACAAATGAATCCCATTTAGTAAGGACATCGCCTGTTTCTTTGTCAACTTGTTTGATATGCCCGCCTGCTTGTTTCTCTGCTTGCTTTACAACATTTTCGTGCATTTCCTCTGCTTTTTTAACAGAACCATCGCGCTGCCGTTTTGCCTCTTTGATCAACTTATCTGCTTGTTTCTTGCTGATAGAACCTGTCTCATCCCGTTCGCGGACGATTGCTGCCACAGTTTGATCATATTTTTTGTTCGCTTCTTTCACCGCGCCATCACGGGCTTTGATACTGTTTTTGATTGTATCGGCTGCCTGGCGAGCTGTAATATTTTTCGACTCGTTTTTTAGTTTACTCATGATGGCCTTTTGTTCTACCTCGCCTTTGCTCATGGTTTGAACAGCCGTGTTCATCATTTTCTTTTGAATGCTGTTGATTTGGGTCCGTTCTTTTTGTGTAAGCTGGCGTTTTTCTGCGCTGGCCTTGTTTAATATTTCTTTGATCTGTTTCTGCCCTTTATCGACAGCCTGGGTTTCTTGATTTTGCTTCTTTTTCACATTGTTTAAAATGGCATTTTGTTCCCTCTGACTCAGGCTTTTACTGGATGAAAGGAATTTACTAAGGGTCTGGTAACTTTGGTTTCCTTTTGTCTCAATACTTGTTTTGATCTTGCTACCCATCTGTTCAAAGTTTTGTGCGATACTGTCCGCCGTTTTTTTAGAGACAGTTTCACCTGACCATTGCAGCTTGTTAAGCTGGACAGTTGCTTGATCATTTAATTTTTTGTAGCCCAAAACAGCTTTTGTCGTGGATTCAGAAACCTTGTTCCCGAAGCTGTCTAGCGTCGGAATTTGTTCTTGTTTCATATGGTTATATAGCTTGTATCCACCTTCTGCTAAAAGGCTGACGCCCGTAACTGCAAGCCCAACGGGGCCGCCCAGAGCGCTAAAACCAAGCCGAGCAATTCCAGCGACTCGCGAAACACTCCCGAGACTCTTAACAAGACCCAGAGCCTTTGCTCCAAACCCGGCAAATTTGCCAGTTGCTTGAGCTGCACCGCCGCCCAAAGTTTCGGTTGCCGCTGTTGCTGTTCGTGCGCCTCCGCGGAAGTTAAAGAGTGATTTGGTGCCCTTTATAATTTCAGGCGCGAACGTTGTTGCGATCCCAAGAACAGACCCCCATTTACCGCCAAACATCGCAAGAGCACCGCCAGCAAGTCCGGCAGCGCCCCTGAACCCGCGAAGGCCCCGAGTATTTCGAGATAATGCAGTGCCGCTTGCGTTCATTTGGACAGTTGCAGCCGTATTCGCGGCCGCTAATTGTGCTGTTGAACGTTGGGTCATAGCTGCTTCTGCTCTGTATCGACCGAATGCTGCGGCACCTCTGCCCAGGGCACCAGTGAGGGTGCTAATGCTTGATACAACTGCACCCAAAGCAATGACAACAGGAGGAAACGCCGCAGCAACCAATCCTGCGATAACGATTGTGTTCTGCATGGCCGGTGATAGACCTTGAAACCAATTCGTAAAGTCTTTGACTGTCTTTCCTGCCGCCTGCAAAGCCGGTTCGATCTTATCAAGTAAAATTTCACCGACCGGAAGTAAATTAGACTGCAATAGCCTAAAATCTTGGGCCACGCGATCACCAAAGTTGTCTTTCAAAGCCTTTCCTGCCTTGTCTGTGGCTCCTTTAACATCACCAAGCATATCCTTGGCCGGATTCATCGCGGTTACCACTTTGCCCCGCAAATCTTCCCATTGCGTGCCGAATAGAGCGACACCGGCCTGATCCTTTTCTAATGGGTCTTTCATGGCCGCTAAGGCGGACACGGTTGCCATGAAAGCTTGTTCTCCTTCTTTTCCACCTTTGGCGATGGCTGTCCCCATCTTGTCAGCGTCCAGGCCGATAGCTTTAAAGCCTTCGGCAGTCGTTTTTGATCCATCTTGGGCACGAATATTAAATTCTTTGACCGCATCCCCAACCTTATCCATGTTCCAAGCGCCATTTTGTGCGCCTTGAATCATAATGTTAAACATGCCGTCAATGGAAAGCCCTGCTGATTTGAACTGGGCTGAGTATTCTGAGATCGTATCTAAAAGCTCGTTTGAATAATCGCCGCCTTTTTGTGCAGAAACGGTGATGTAATCAAAAGCTTTCCCTGCATCCACACCAAAGTTATCAATCAAGGCTTTGGCTGCCCGAGTACTTTCAGGTATTTCAAATTCAAAAGTATCTCTGAGAACATAAGCCCGTTTTGTGGCCTGTTCAAGTTCTTCTCCCTTTAAGCCTTGAAGATTTTTTCTCACATCAATAACGCCCTGGTTTGCTTCTTCGAGTGATTCACCGAAGCCGCTAACCCACACATCTTTTGATATGTTGGCTACTTCCTGCGCCTCTTCTTTCGTCATGTTCAAGGAAGATGAGATTTTCCCTTGGGCTTTTTGGAAATCTGCTGCGGATTTAAGGGCCAAACCCCCGAGTACTCCGATAGGAGCCGTAATCCCGGCGAATCCTACCTTTCCTATCGTCTGTAGGCGTTCGCCTTGGGTTTGAAGGCGTTCGCCATATTCTTGCAAGCTTCTGCCCGCTCGGGTCCATGCAGAATTTTGGGTGTTAATTTCTAATGTCGTAGTCCTTAACTGCCGGCCGAGACGGTTATACATGGCTGTTTCATTGTTGATCCTCTGGGCCAGTTGTAAAGCAGCTTGTGAGTTTTCCCCTTTTTCACGTGCGAGCTCTTCATATTTCGCCCGCAGCTGTTCGATTTTTGAACCTTGCAGCTGATACAGTTTGGACAAACCTTCCTGTTTTTGGCGTAGCTTGTCGGATGCGTCCCCAAGCTCTCCAAACTGCGATGCAGAAGCCTTCAATTCACTTCGAACCAACGCCATTTTTTCCGCCACGTTATCTATTCCGGCCGAAAAACCGCCATCATCAAACCCTAAGCGATAAATCATATTTCCTAAGCTTTCCGTTGCCACAGTCTCACCTCCCACCTAAAACACATGATCTATCGGCACAGTTTTTGCTCGCTTGCGTTGCTCTTTCGGGTTCTTGAGTTTTTCCCGATGCTCAAGCAATTCAATAAAAAAAGGATAGTCGCTATTATCAATTTCATTTAGCGTCCATCCTCTTTCGTCCATCAATTGAACGTATATATCTTTGACGTTGTCTAATGCCTGATCTATTGTGACTCTTTCTGTACCTTTTCCAGCAGCTTTCCCAAATCAAAATCCTCTTTTTCTTTTTCGATTTCCTCACGGGTTGGATAGCCGAGAACCCCTACCCCGATAATGTCATAAATCACATTCCGGTGATCGATCGTATTCAGACCGTCATTAATCTGCTTTCTTGTGAATTTTTTATCAAAAATTTCAACGATAAGGTTCAACTGTCTGTTTTCAACTTCCTCTGGATCTGCCTCATCGCTTCTCGCGTACTTCTCAATTTCAAGTGCTTTACGCTTAAATTTAAAAGGGATAAATTCCTGCGTAAACGCTACATCTTCGCCGTCAATTCGTAATGTAATTTCCAAAGGTTTAGACATTATGCTGCTCCCCCGCTTGTACTTGTTTTAGTTGTGGTTGTTGTTGAAGCCGTAGCCGTTGAAGAACTATCAAGTTTAGAGACGTCAAATACTGCATCAAAGAATGTATCTCTGTATTCGTCATATCCTTCCACGCTGCTGTCACCGGTGATTTTAAAGACCTTGTCACTACGTTGAATAAATGTGCCCTCAATTTCTTCTGTTTGGAAATCTGTTTTATCTTCAGCGGTTTTCCAATCAATGCCTGGGATTCCAAAGCGCCCTTTGGTTAGCCAAACATGGCGTACGTTTCCGTCCTCTTTTGTTCCTGTAAACCCGAGGGCGACATATGGAGGAACAACACCTTTTTTCCACACAATGACCCCTTTCACAAGTTTTTGTCCTGTAATATCTGATAGGACCTCTTGAGGAATTTCAGAAATCCCCAATTTCACTTTTGTTTCTCCGATATTGGAATTGACGATAATCGGCCCGTTATCGGCATATAGTGTACTCATTTCATTAGTTGTATCAACGTTTGCTTGAATAGCTGGTGCAAAAGGCTGTACAGGCCCGTATTGAATATTTCCTTTTTCGTCTTTGATGAGCTTGGCATATACTAAATTTTCAAGACCTACATTAACACTGCCCATTTAATCTTCCTCCTTTAATTTCACAATTGTTCGATATAAAAAAGCCTTTCTAAAAGCAGAACGTTCCTCTTCGTCAAAAGGAGTAACAGACATTCTCTTACATTTGAGAGCTTTCATTTTTTTATCTACCGCGGTTTGTAAAGGCCCTATGTTGCCATCAGCCTTCACCCATATATTGACTTGAATATCAATTTCCGCTGATGCGGCTTTATTGTCCTCATAGTCCTTATCAACGTTATCCATTTCCAGAACTAAAATATGAGGATATTCACGAGATTCCTCTAAAGGGAAGTTTCCGGCATATATCCGGCCGTCAGTCATCTGAAATACGTCAGGATCATCTAAAAGGGCTTTTACGATGTACGGTTCATAATCAATCATGACCTTGCCCCTTTCCGCATTTCATTCATGACAGCCTGGTTGATTGCCACGCGTTTAAGCCGATAAGCCCGAACAGCAAACGGGTTTCCCCGTACGAAACGGCCGTTCTTTGCAACATAGCCATTATGAACAAACTTCGCCCGCCAAGCCGTTTCCTTTCCGGGGCCAATATCAAAGCTGATTGCGTTTGGAATTGGCCTGTCTTTCTTCGGCGTCTGCCGTACCTGAATATCGTCTTTGATGTGTTTGTGATCAATTTCTGATACAGGAACCTCTGCCCTCATACCGTCTCTTAAAACGTTCCCACCGGCTCGCAATGATCTGACTTGACGTTTTTCAACATCTTGCCCAAACCTTTCAAGACGGCGAAGAGCATCGTCAAAGCCATCAACTTGAACCGCTATTCTCATGATCCCACCCCACACATTGCAATGTCATAAGCTCCTGATTTTGCAAATCGGGAATGACCTTCTCGATCTTAAAAGGTTGACCCTTGTATACAACACGCATAGAGCCTGATTTAATCCCTTTTCGGTGTCGAATGCGAAACCATGCAGTATTTTCCTGATGGGCCGCAGATGCTTGGATAATGTAACGATCCCGCGGCTGCATAATTTCGGACCAAGCTTTTATAAACGTTGTCCAAACGTATTCCGGTTTCATCGTTTTAGGATTGCGCCCTGGCACCCCCTTTTGAATCTCAATTTTATGTTTCAGCTCCCCCGGATTCACCGGCATTGTCATCACCACACATTTCCGCTTGAAGGATTAAAGGGGTCAAGGCATCCAGGGCAAGGCTCATACTTTTTTCCGTCACCCTAAATTCATAAAAGATGCCGGCCGCCAGAATAATCAAATGATCATCCTCACGCCCTGTTGCTCTTCTGATGTAATTTGCAGCCGACTGCAAATAAAAAGACAGCAAGGAATCTTCCTCACTGTCTTCGATTCTTAAATGCTCTTTTAAGCGATCATTAAGCCGATGTAGTTCCGCCATCAGTCGTCAACTCCAATTTAAATACTGTTGGCTCAAATGGTGAGTAGATCAATTGGCCGTCATTTAAGTGCCAGATTTTGAAGCCGACATGGTTTGTATCGCTGTATTTTTCAAGAAGCTTGCTGACTTCTAAAGAATTAATGACATCTTGAATGTGGAATGAACTAAAATCACCAAAGTATAGGCGCGGTACATCCGGTGTGCTGCCGTCCACATAATCAGTTACATCAACCGGATAGCCCAGAATCCTGTAACCGAAGGCTCCTTCAATATAAGCCTCACGCAACAACGGCTTTCCGTCTTTATCTTTTAACGTTTCAATAGCTGTAAGAGCAGCTCTATTCATCATCCAACGAGAATTTTTGAGTTTAGACGTTGGAACAGAATTTTTCAATCGAACAAGCTTGTCATAAACCTCTATATTCCCCGGATTAAATGCAACAGCTTTTTGAATCAAGGAACCGGGATTATCTGTAGAGTTGAAGAAGAAATTTGCCTCTTCTTCTACATAGGATTTTTTCAGCTCTTCAATCACTGTTTGCTCAACAGGCATGTCAGTCATGGCAAGCAATTTTTTGGTGATCAACACCAGCGCATCAATTTCAGAAGGGTTCAGGAATACTTCATCAAAATTGATGTCGGTCTGCGGAATTGGATTGTCCAATGTTCTTTCAGTTTTAATCCGCTGGGCTTTTGCTTTCTTCACCAGAACCGGATAACCTTGTGTTCCTTTTGTCTGAACGCGGGTTCCGTATTTCCGCAACAGGTTTTCTTCTTGGGCATAAGTAATGATTTCTTTTGATAGAGATTCTGGAATTAAAACCTTCCCGTTAGTTGTCTCAACACCCATCGCCCGCGCTTCATTCTCGCTTATACGCCCGACAAGATAGTTTGCGAAGGCTTTGCGCTGCTCCCCTTCTTTTGCCTGTTTGCGGCTTTCAGAGGATAGAGATTTCATGATATTGCTGACAATAGCGTCCCGCTTTTCAGGTGCGATAAACTGCTGGCCGCGCTGTTCTGTTTCATCTGATTCCCTTTCTTCTCCGCCTTCGTCGCCGTCTCTTTCGCCTTCTTCTGGCTGCTTTTCTTCGTCGCCTTTTAAATTTTCAAGCTCCGCTTTTACGGCATCAAGTTCCGCGGCCAGTTCGGCTACCTCTTTTTCTATTGTTTCAATAGAGGAGGATTCCGTTTGGTCTCCTTCTAAATCAGCCCGCAGCTCCTTCATACGAATTTCAATCGTCGCTTTACGTTTTTCTAAAATATCACGTAGTTTCATTTCATAGCCTCCTGAATTTTATTAATTAGTTGCTGCTTTTTTTGCCGCAGCTCATTTTTTTGTTTTGCTCTCTGATAAATGTCACCAGATCGGACAAGTGACGCTTCTGTATCCTCATATGCAGGAAAGGCGACAACGCTAATTTCAAAGAGTTCTACCTCTTGAATCGTGCGTGTCGCCGGTGATGTATCATAATTCCATTCGTCTTTTACTACGTTGAATCCAAAAGAACATTGATTAATGTCGCCCCGCTCCATACTCCGGCGCAGATCATTTGCCCAAGAGGTATCTGGCGGCGTAACAGTAAATTTCAAACCCTTGTCATCTTCTTCGAGTTGGAGGGTGCCGCTGCGTGTCCGCCCAAGCACATAATCCCAATTGTGATTAAAAAGGGCACGAACATCGGCCTGCCTTGATAACGCTTTTTGAAAGGCTCCGGGCGCGATCACTTCGGTGAACATCCCGCCAATATCGGCCGGACTATTAAAAACAGCCCCATAACCGGTTATTTGTGGTGTCTCTTCCTGATCTGCAAGCTGCCGAATTTCCAGCCCCTTGATTTGAAAAGTCCGCTGCTCTTTATCCATCCTCATCACCACCTTTCAGGCTGCTTTTCAGAACATCTTCCAGCCTATCCAAGCCCACAAGGTCCTTACTGATATAAAGCTTGCTGGATTCTTTTGTATTCAAACGTGGGAAACCGATCATTTCCCGTGCATCATCAGGAACGGCGATCGATGTCCGTACCAGATTGTAGGCAATCTCTGTTTTTGTTTTCATTCCAACGAAGTTTAAGAGATTGTGACGGAATTTTAGGCGCAGCCCGCTATCTTTTCCGAAGAACAAAATGGTCAAATGCTCTTCGATGTTGCGAAAAATAGGCTGTAGACAGCTGGTATAAAGCTTCATCATGGCTTGTTCCATGTCTTTTTCTTCGAGCTTGTCCAGCAGGTCCTTATCCATCCCGAAAAACTTACCTAAATCTTTTTTGTAGATATTCAAATATTTGAGCGTCTTTTCATCATCCACAGGGGATTCAAGGGCTTCGATTTCATACCCTCTGCCTAAAGGAATCAATTTTGTTTTCCCTGAATCTTTAATTCCCTCAAGCTGGTCAAGTATCGCTTTTACGGTTTTGGTTTGATTCGTGTTGGTCGGGGAAAGGTGCGTCTCTAATTTAAGAAGGAACGCCATAAGCCCACCCTTTTTATATTTTTCAGTCAGCGCCTTTTCAGCGTTCATGACGCCTTCCAGCGTTTCCTTTGCCAGCTCTAACAGGCCTACACCCTCCAAATGGCTCAAGCCTATATTTTTGATGTGCCTCACCATGTAGGACGGAACGACTTCACCGGACACAGTGATTTTCTCTATTCCGGCGGCGGTCAGCTCGCTATAAACATTATTCAAAATGTGCAGCTGGCTTTGATCGTAGAAGACATACACGTCACCGCGAAGCAAATATACATTTGTCAGCAGTTTCTTAAATTCAAAACCGGTTAAATAATCATTGGGACAATTTAAAATCCGCAAAGCTTGAAGAGCCCGCGGGTCTTTTGAGTCTCTACCCGTCGTTCCATCTTCCACAACAAAATCTGTCAATGCGACCTGGTCGCTGATCAGCTTCATCAGATTGTATGTGTCACTGGATTTCAGGATATTATCGTCATTGACAAATGCACCATAATTAAAATATGAGTTTTGAAACCAATTGAAACTACGTTTGCTGAACCGTCCTGCTAAATTACGGATAAACCCCACTCTCATCACCCCCTATCTGTACAATTCATTAAGCATTGCGTCATATTCGTCTTCATCGTAATCAACCAGCATCATCATGGTTTCTTTATGGGCATTCAAAAAAGCAACAAAGCCGTCAATTTTGGCTTTACTTTGCTTTTTGGAAGGCCGCTTCAAGCCTTGAAAGTTTTTATCCGCTACGACATTTTCTGTGCAGTAGATAAAAAGGGGATTATCCGTCTTAATTCGTTCTTCAAACATTAAAATTTCAGCATCATCAAAAGGTGCATTAAGGACGGTAGAATATTGTTTTGTCTCCACGCAAGTCAATCCCTCAGCCTCAAGCGCTTCAATCACTTTTTGAGAAAGAGCAGGGTCATAATTGACCTGCTCAACATCATAAATCCGAGAACATTCCACAATGAATTCGACAACCATATCATAGTCAATCGTTTTACCAGGGCATAACGTTAAAAAACCCCGCTCGGCCAAGTTCCGATACGGGATGTTCTCCATTTTTTCGCGTGCTTCCAGGTTATGATCCGGGATAAAATACATCTGTTTGACTTTCAACATCGATTTTCCGTTTTCATCATGGGTCGGGATATTAATAGACACGCATGTGAGGTCTGTCGTTCTGGATAAATCAAGGCCAATGACTGCCTGTTCGCCAGATAAATCGCCCAGGTCTTTGATCAGGTTCCCTTCCTTGTCCTCGATCATTTTCTGGACAATATCTTTGTCAAAATACGTGCCGGTGCTGCGGACGAAAATATTCAGATACTTGGCCAAAAACTCATCCTTTCGCTCCGCGCTCATCTGGGCCGTTTTAAACTCACTTTCTAAAAAGTCGGGTTGGACACTGATTCCCCAATTTGGGTTTACCTTTTTCCAGACTTTTCGATCATCCCATTTGTCTCCCTTGTCGGGTTCGGTAATGTATGTGAAATAGGAAATGTCCTCTTCTTCCTCATTTTTGTTATTCAGCAGGCCCCGCGCATAATCATAAATTTGCAGGCCGACGGATGTCGTCCCTTTTCCCGCTGTTGAAATGATGAACATTAACGGTTGCAACCGCGAACCCATACCGGATTTTAAAACATCGTACATGTCGGCATTATTTTGCGCGTGTACTTCATCCAGCAATACGAAATGAGGGTTTTTACCATCAAGGCCCTGTGTATTTTTAGACAGAGGCAAGATGCTATTTTCAAACCGTGTACCGTTGATGGTGTACCGGTAAATGATAGCGTTAATGTGCCCCTTCGGACCTTTATAAATTTGGGTCCGCATGTTAAGATCAGGGCTGTTTTGAATAGTCGCCGCAATTTGTTTCGCGGCAATATTCGCTTGTTCTGCATCGGTCGCCGCTGTAAAACATTCGGCGCCCTTTTCTCCATCTGCGTACATTGCATAAGTGGCAGCACCGGCTGCCAAAACAGTCTTGCCGTTTTTCCGTGGAATCTGAATATAAACAGTCCTAACAGCCCGGACAGTCCTTCCCTTGTCATCCTTTTTATAAAAGCCGTATATGTTTGTGAAAATGAATTTTTGCCACAATTCCAATTCAATAGGTTCGCCGGCAAGCTCTCCTTTTGAATGTTTGCAGAAGGTTTCTATAAAATCCATGACTTTATTTGCTTCATCGACATCAAGCCAAACGTCTTTTCGCTTTTTCATCCTCTTGTAGCGCTCAACAACTTTTATAACCGATTTACAATGCTCTTTTTTATTCTTCAATACCTGATCAGCATATAGATCAGCATAGTTCACACCCCGTTCTATCACCCATCAGCACTCCACTTCGATTTAAAAGTTTGGAAACTGTCGGTATTAGAATTAGGCTGGCCGCCGACTTGTTTTTGAAGTTTCGGAGTAAGCCCCAGCTGTTCCAGCAGCTTGCTTTTTTTGGTGTTCCAATCGGCTACCTGTTGAGCAAGAGGGTGCTTCATTTCATTTACTGCACCAGCTTTATTTTGATGCAGCCGCGTGGCCGGAAAACCTTCATCCCGCCATTCTTCATACATTTGGGTATAGATCACATGAGCATCCAGATAGGTATTGATCAGAGGCGTAAGGGTTTCAGAATATGTCCCCGCCTCTTTCAGCCAGGCTAAAATTTTCCCTTCTTCATCAGCTCGTATTTTTTTCAATTTTCGAGTCCGGGCCGACCGTTGCTGTGGTGTCATTTCCTTCAAATTCCCTCACACCCCCCTTTAAAATTTCATTTTTGTATACACGTGACTCCCCCTGCCCTGTCCCCAAATCAAAAAAATTTTGTGAAAACGGATGGGGGGGATTGTTTTTCCTTGTTTTCTATTTTTGCGTGGCATTTTGGACAAAGAAGAATCAAATTGGTTTCATCAAGCTTCAATTCTGGCTGCTTGGAAATCGGAATGACATGGTGAATGTGCGCGTTCTGTCCAAAAACAAAACGACCGCACTCATTGCAGGTGCCGCCGTCACGTTGGTAAATGTACTCTCTCATGGACTTCCAGGCATCAGATCGATAGAAAGCCTTGTTTGCAGACTGAAACTTGTTTTGCTTCCTGCTTTTCTTCCTTGGCCTGTGCTGATCACAATAATAGCTGCCTTCCTCTAAAAGATTCCGGCAGCCGTCATGAATGCAATATCTCATTTGGTATCAGTCTTCTCGTCCTTCTTTGTCCCTTTCGATTTGGTTGCCTTTGGCTTTGACTTTGACTCTGCTACTTCATTGGCTGCCGTCGATTGTTCAATCTCTGCGGCTTCCTCATGCGTTACGAAATGGGACTTCATTTCATATTTGTCCCACACTAATGCGCCGTGTGCTAACTTTTGAATGATTCGTTTGCTCATTGTTACTTCTCCTTCCTTTCGTTGTAAAAGTATCGATTATAAACAATCGACTTTGATCCAAACTTGCTTTCTTCATCAATGTATTCAATGTCGATATGTGTTGGACGAAAACCTGTATCATCATTCGTTAAGAATGAAAAATCCACACGGATTTTACGTTTAATCTCCTTTCCTTTGTAGAAAACACGTGGGACTGAATCAATATCATCAAGCTCAATCTGCAATAATGGCGGTTTTTCTTTAGATAGCTTTACAACTTTCGTAAGGCTTGGTTTTTCAATGCACAAATGAATCACCTTCTTTGACGAAAAACTCACGTATTTTCTTCTCGGCTTTTGAAAAACTCATTTCCTGTTCACCCGGAAAATAAAAGCTGCCTTCAACTTCAGCGGACTTAAAACGAACGGTGGCTTTTATTAAAAAACCATAGGTTTGAAATCCCATTATGCTCCCGTCACTAAATAGGGTTTCTCCTTTTCTCTCAATACTTTCTATAACGACTTCCATATGTAAGCCCTCCCTTAAATAAAAAACGCCCTCCCATTTGGGAAAGCGCCTGGTATATTCTTTCTAAACCGAGCCCACACTCAGAGGCCCACATTGGCCGCCAATCGTCTATTCTGAGATTCACTGGACCCGGTTTACAGAGAACATAAAAAGACGCCCTCCCATTTGGAAAAGCGCCTGATCATTTACCTGGCTGATAAACCATAACACTACAGAGATATGTGTCTACGCTATTACAGCTTGGATCATCGATGCGGTTAGCAAATTCCTTTTGTGCTTCTTCATACGTTTCGAAGAACTCTTGACCAGCATCGCAATAATCCGAGAAAACCACATACGCATTTTTCATTTCTGGATTCCCCCTATTAAAAAAGGGATGAACAAATTGTTCACCCCCCTAAGGTTGCCCTCCCGCACTCAGAAGTCGCTTTTCAATTTTGACCTAATACCATATTAAACGATCTAAAACAAAACAGAGTGCCAACGTTGTGCCATAATTGTGCCAAAATCATTCCTTATTTTTTAAATAAAAAAAGACGCCTTGAAAGACGTCTTACTGAGAATTCAAAAAAGCTTCTAGTTTCTGAGTGATTCTTTGTTCATCGCTCTTCACCAGATGTCCTTTATAATTATCGATTTGATCCTCAGCTAAGAAAATCAATTTTGAGCATCTTGCTGTTGACGGTTTTGTTAAACCGCATTGTCCCCAATATTGAATAGCTATATCGTATTTATCATATGGTCGAGGACTGTGTTTTGTAACTTTTATAACGAGGTATTCATCTTCTACTTTATCAACTATTATGCAGGGCCTATCCGGCATCAAGTCATTGGGGTCTTCCTCTTTTGGGAGAGTAGCATACCAGACTTCGCCTGGACTTGGTGTCCGATTTCTCAATCTAGTTCAATACTAAAGTTTTTGTTTCAGAACAATCATTTCTGAAACTGTTGGTGTGCTCATCATCTTCTCTCCAAGCGTCGCCCTTTTCGATAACTGTAAGACCATCCTCGTTACGTTTAGTGTTTCTTTTTGCGATTTCAATTAATTTAGAACGGTGAGTGGCTGCTAGTTGCTTTAACATTTTTCCCAGCTCCTTTTTCATACGTATCCCTCCTTCTCGTAGGGTAAAACGTATGCTCTTTGCTTCTTAATTATAACCATCTGATAGTTGGCTTTTCAATGAATTCTTACTGAAAAGAGCAAATTTCATCGTTTACCCTATTTGTCAAATTGTTTTCTTTCCCCCTTTTTATGCAATTTACCCACATTATCCACGAATTAACCATATCTTATATTGTGTCCAATTCAACGAAACGCGGAACCCTTTGCCCTGCATAGTTTCAAGCCATTTTGTCAAAATGAGTTGGACACTTTCTCGTTATGGTTAGTTCGTTAAAATAGGCAGAAAAAAACTCATCCGTTTTGAAAACAGATGAGCTTATAAGCTGAATGCGTCCATTGTTTGGTCCATTGTGTCTTGAGTGATCCCGATATATCGAAGCGTGACGTCCGGGCTGGAATGGTTGAATATCTCTTGCAGCAGAGCAACGTCCTTGAATTTTTTATAGTGCCAATAACCGAACGTTTTTCTCATGGTGTGGGTGCCGATCCCATCAAGTCCGACGTATTCCGCCGCCTCTTTCAATATGTTGTATGCCGTGCTTCTGCTGATTGGTTTGTTAAGCCCTTCTCGGCTCTTAAACAAAAATTCCTGGTCATCCTTGTCTTTAATGTAATCAGCCAGGGCCTTTTTTAGGGCCTTATTTATTTTGATTCGTTTCTGCTTGCCGGTTTTCTTCTCTCTTAAATCGATGTACATTCGTTTGGCGTCGCGGACTCTTAAACGAAGTAAATCGGATATACGCAAGCCTGAGTTTATGCCGGTAACGAAAAGCAGATAGTTTCTTTCACTCCGTTCTCTCAGGAATTTCTTTATATAATAAATCTGGTCCATATCCCGGATAGGCTGCACGAAATTCATTATGAAGCACTTCCCTTCACATACACTTCTTCTTTTAATGCAAAAGCCAGGTTGTAAAAAGCGCGCGACTTAATTCTGAAGTATGTGCGCGGGCTTAACCCAATTTCGTTGTAAACCTCATAATCAAAACGGTGATCTTGGGACATATATCGCATGATGATGATTTGCCGTTCATTGACAGGCAAACGGTTCACAGCCTTTTGCACTTTTGCCAGAAAGGCATTTCGTTCTTTTTCCATTTCGACCCTTTTGATAGCCATATCCTCCGTAGATGAATGAAACGCGTTTGTATTTGACGGCGGGACGAGGTTAAATCCTGCCGTGACTTTTGGCAGTAGATCATCCGGAACTTGCAAGAGAACCACCCTGTAATTATCCAGTATGGCTTCAATTTTCTTTTTCGTCGCTTCTCTATCAATTTCGGGTAATTGAAATAGCATGGTTTATTCCTCCTTTTATTTTCGCTTATAAGCGCCGCCTTTGCCTCGTTTAAGAATCTGCTTGTTTTGCCCCATGATCTCTCGCCAAAAGCGCTCAGAGTGCTCCTGCGTTTTTTCAGGGCGTTTTCTTTTGGTGGGTTTCATGTCTATTTCTCCTTTCGCTAGACCACAGCCGGGACAAATAAAAAACGGACACCAAACAAACAGCGTAAAAGCTGTAAGTTCAGTGTCCGCAGGTATTCCATTTAGGACATTATTCTTTTTCCGTCGCGCCTACAAATTTCAATTTGCAAGCATCGGCAAAATCACAATAACAAAGAACAGCACGGCAACCCCAAGTATCGGCAGCAGAAAAGATTGTTTCTGAGCATAGGCCACGTTGCCCTTAATCGCCAGCCCTTCAGTTCGCTCTATGATCGATTTCACGTAATCCGGGTGAAGTTCGTACTTCTCAGCCAGCTCGTCAATGGTCATCATGTTATCCGGCTGAGCCTTGATTGTATGGAGTAATGAAGATTGTAAGAGTGTCATTCTTTCATCGCCTCTTCTATTTTTTTAAAATCATCCGAATCTATCGCAACATCTTGGATTCCACAGAAAGGGCAAAAAATTTCGGACGGACAATCAGCTTCCGCCGTCTTGCATAGGGCGCACGGGTTCGAAAAAACATTCGGGTCATTCATCCCTTCTCACCCCCCGTCTGTTCCCAATGGATGACAACATCATTTGAATAAATCCGTAAGAAATCCCCTGAATCAAAGCGGACCTCAAAACCGCCCTCGTTATGTGAAAAAGTATTCCGATTATCTACAATATTTGTGACAGTCGCCATCCTTGTGAAGCCTGGCGGCTTATATTTTTGACCAAGCATATATGTTTCAGAATTAAAGGTTATTGTCTTTGCTTTAAACATTCCGTTCCTCCCCCGCAGGGGAAAGCCCCTGCAAATTAATTGAATTTGTGTGATGATTCAAGATTAATCCGTGAAAAGTCACCTTTAAATGTTTCAATGATCGTTCTGCCGTGTTCCGGGGCCTGTGCTTCATAAGCCTTTCCGTTTAGGCCATCTATAACAATGACAGTGACCTTCCCGTCTTGAATTTTGCTTGATAAATCTTGATTGACTTTGATTTCTTTAGGACTGTTCACCAGCCGCACCCCCGTGTTAAAATAAAAGTGTTGGGTTTTTATTTTCCGGGGCTTTTAAAAGCTCTGTTTTTTTTATGCAAAGATTTCATCCGTCTGCCTGAGCATAGCCAGGTTATAAAGCTTTTCAATTTCCTCATCGCTCTTCTGTTTAAGCGATTCCTTTCCATACCTTTCGATCAAATTGATCCATTCGATTTTTTCCATACGCTCCTGTTCTGTCATAAAGACTTCACCTCTTTAAAAGATTTTTCAAAGCGGCATTTTTGTAACGCTTTGGACAATGTTCAAACCTGATAATCACTAAAAGCTGCTGTAAGGATGCTTTTTCAAACGATAATCTTGAACCGCCTTTTTTCTTGTTCAGATGCTTCCTCACCTAAAAGCCCCCCTTTTCGCGGCTGAATCATTCCCTTGTTCCCCTGATCAATGACGAGGAACAATAATTCTTCTATTTCTCTTTTGAAGGATTTTGCTATTTTGATAATGGACTGCCCCCGATTCCACAAATCTCTAAACCTATAAAGCTCCTGATCATACCAGATAAAATTATTTTCAAGGAACGGGATATAAACAGGGCTTTCAATGAATAGCTGTCTTACTCCGTTCTTTTTAGTAATCATCCTTTGGGGACCGATCCATATTCTCGGATTCGCGGCTATACCGTATGGCCTGTGAGGAAGAATCCTTCTTTTTGCAAGGTCCACAATTAGAATCAAAAGCTCGTCCGGTTTTCTTCTCAGAAGATCGGAAGCGTCATATAATGATTTGCCGTCATACCAGTAATCTATCAATTTACAAAGCTGGACATATGACCATTCATAATTCAAGTTATTCAAGGCAATTTCTAAACGATCAGTGCGGACTGCCATTTTCACGCCCAACACTCCCGCACGGTACCGGTATGACGGTGAACAACTACTAATCTTTGTTCATGCTGCAGATTCTTTGATACCAGCCAATTCTCAGGGTTTAAACCGTTCTTTTTGATGATTTGCTTCTGCGCGCGTGTAGGTCGCTTACCATGTTTCATGCGTTCTCCCTCCGTACATTTGACCAATAAGCCAGCCAATTTTCTAGTTTTTGTTCAATTTCCTTTAATCCTTGCTTGAGTTCCTCCGGTGTTTTATCGGTTGCCACATGCCCCCACACGCCCGGCATGATCGTTTTCAAGTTAGTATCCTTCACTTATTTTCATCTCCTAAAAGGTTAAAGCAGGAGCTTTCCGCCCCTTTTTCTCTTTTTGTTTTTCTAAAAACTGAATCGTTTCAAGATGTGCTGTCAGACGGCTAACAGTTTTCTTGTCATAGAGTTTGGTTAAAGCCACACCTGAAAGATTGGTCGTGATGATCGTTACTTTTCCTTGACGGCCAGTAGAAACCCCATACCATACACGATGAATAAAATCATTTGCGGCTCTGTTTTCGTTGTCCGTGTCCCCTACTTCGGCGCCCAGGTCATCGATTACGAGATAATCAACCCTTGTCAGCAGCTCGATTGCAAAAGCCTCTGTCAACTTTTCGGAGTCATCTTTAAATGAGTTTTTAATTCGCCTCATGAGGGCATCACTGTTAACAAAGAGGGCTGACTTCGCGTACTCTTCGGAATCATTTTTGTTCAGTTCTTTAAGGGCGGCCATTGCAAGATGACTTTTTCCGGCGTTAGACTCTCCTGTCAAAAAGATGTTCATCACAGCGCCTGCCTTGATTCGGCTGACAAGCTCCATCATCCTGCGTTTATTCTGCTCGTCCTCTTGGTTGTAGCTGCGGAACGTTTCGAATGTTGCTTTTTTAAGAGTAGGGTCGGCAATTAGGGAGTAAGTCGATAAAATCTGCCGTTCCACCTGGCGGCGCCATATCTCGGCTTCACGCTCGATTTCCTTATTTCGCTGTTCTCTTTCACACATAGGACATTTTATTGAGCCGTCTCGCAGTTTCATCAGTTGAACCGGGTAAGGCTTCTCTTCTCCTCCAATGAGCCTTGTATGCTTGCGGCAATAGACAGGCTTTCCATTCTCATCAGTATGGAATGTCATCCTCCGTGATAACTCGGCCTTGACTCTTGCCGCCCGATCTTTGGTGAAGGTTTCTGTCATGAGGTCTACCTCCTTTTGGCTTTTGGTTAAGATAATTTTCAAATTTAGTGCCAAACAGCGTTTCAGGCCTTAGATACTTGTCCAGATCAGTGCCGCGCCATTCTTCGCATTTGACTAGAATGACATGTTTGAAATCATCAAATCTAAAACCTTCATTCCATCGCGCCTTTATTAAGGTTTTGGTTTTTGGTGTAGTAGGTCGGTACTTTGTTCCAGCGACTTTGTTTAAAAGGTCGATGATCAGTTTGTAAGGAATTTCATCTTTTTCAGAAGATGCCTTGTCGGGCTTGCCCGACAATATATTATTTTCTTTATCTATATCTTTATCTAATTCTTTATCTATATCTGCACCGTCACGTGACGTCACGCTAACGTCACTCTTTTTTTGGGGAGAAGAAAGCTGCAATTGCTTTTTTCTTTCTCTGTATCTCTTGTTTCGTTCGGCGTTGAGTTTTCGAACCCGGTCCATGCCTTCGACATTTTGATGCTTTTCCCAATTTGAAATATTAATGAAATTATGTTCATCTATCTCAATCATGCCGAACTGTTGAAACGTCTGTAATGCCATTCTTACGATCGGTAACGGACGATTGAAAATTGTTGCCAGCATCTCGTCTGTATACGGGATATTTTTGCTTAGGTAGATGTATCCTGACGCATTGGTTTTCCCAGCCTGGGCCAGCAGCTTGACCCATATAATTAGAATGGTGTCGGCTTCCGGCATCTGTTCAATCAGTTTGATTTTTTCGTCTTCAAACATTTGCGTACTCAGCTTGATCCACTTGACCTCAGCCATTTACTTTCAGTCCTTCCGACTTGGTCAAAGGCCAAACTGATCTTTTCCCGTTCACGATCACAGAGCCGAGATCATTGTCTTTGCGTTCATTTTGGATGATGGTACCGCCCTGCTGCATTAACCTGTACAAAGCCTGATTATGCGTATGGACAGATTCACTGATGACGGCATGAATTTGATTATGTAGCCATACATAGCTGACTAAAAACATGCTTGCTCCTCCTTTTTTGGTATAATGTCCCTATCAAATAATAGAAGGTGAAAGAATATGAAACTAAATCATGATTGTGTCCACTAAGAAGATTTTCAAATTCAATTTAGATACATTCGGATACTTAAAGAGTTGCCTTCCGCTGCCAGGAAAAGTTCTGAAGGTTCGAAACCAAAATTTTCAATAAAATCAGATGTTAACTCTTTAATGTACTCATCAATATCTTTTAGTCGTGTGTCTTTTATGATCAGTTTTATACAAACTTGATTTTCAACCTCTGTTGCCGCAGGGGTCGATTTATTTTCGTTTTGGATGCTCATTTGTTTCTCTCCTCTTTGGTATAATGTCCCTATAGGATAGGGGGTGATACTATGGATAAAACTTTTCCAGACACGATAAAAGCAATGCGTACTCATTTAATTAATGGAATGCACGCTGCTGAAAAGAGTTATACAACTCTCAAAAATTCAGGGCTAATTAGTAAATTAAAGATTTCTGATGATCGTCGAATCACAATCGCTTTAGCTCACCTTAACCAAGCGAATACTTTTATTACAGCAGCTCAAACCGTTTATCAATTGGAAACTCCGGGAGAAAACCAAGAAATAGAACGCTTTTTCCATCAATTCCAAGTATTTAATGATGAGTTGTTAGACAGTATTTCAACGGACCATTCTGACCAATGGACAGGCATTGAATTCAGAGAGCTAGTCAAGAATTACAATGAGCTTCCTGAAATATTTGAGCTCAAACCATTTATTGTTGATTAATTTTATTTATCTGATTTCGTAAATGGTTGATTGCGATATTCAATTCACCTAATTTTTGCTCAATCTTTATCATTTTTCTGGATTGCCAAAGGATTTCTTTAGCCAAATAGCTTTCTGGATCAATACCAATAGTTATTTCAGTTTTCTTGGCTTTTTCAATATTTGCCAAGATAGCTATCCGTACAGATTCAGGTAACTCTTTTAAATGTTTTTCAATTTCACCCTCTGTTGCCGCAGGGGTTGTCTTATTTTGTTTGGTCATTGTACATGTTCCTTTCTAATTGGATTCTGTTTTCTTTTCAAAAAGAAAATCCTGTTAAAATCAGACCCGTATTTCTTTTTAAAACCCTGTGCACCTTTTTGACCCATCTCATATCGAGAAAAAACAGGTGTAGTTGCAGCTATATATGGATCCCAACCAAGTTTAGTTACACGACTTTTTAGAGTTTTATACCTGATGCCATTCTTTTCGGCTAGCCTGACAAGGTCTTCTGAAAATTTACGGCGCTTAGTTCTCGGTGAAAGTTCGCACATTCTTTTCATATGTTCGTTTTGATCTATTTTTGGTGTCGTAGCTGCTTTTTCTTCAGTCCAACCACGTTCTAACCTTTTGCGAAACACGGCTCTTGAGACGCCATTTTCTTCAGCAAGCTTTCCCCATTTATCCCAGACCGCTGAGATTTTATCTCTATCTTGAAATTGAACCGGTTCTGTTAAAGCTCTTTGCTTATCCCAACCTTGCCTCCTTATTCTCCAGATGAGTGTATCCTTACAAATCCCGTTTGCCTCAGCTTGTGCAAACTCTTCTGGTGTAATGTAGAAGTCATAAGGGTTGAACATTTTCGCTCCTCCTTTTTGGTATAATGTCCCTGTATAAGACAGGAGGTGAAACTATGAAACTTGATAAAAGCGACTTTGCACCCATTGAACAACTAGAAAATGATATGGAATTGATTCAAAAGGATGCTATGGATATCGCAATAACAGCATTACAAGATGGTTTACAACATGTCTTTGATGAAGCAGACAAGAAAAATTTATCCGATAAAGATTACCTCAAAGAACTTATTTCTGGTGCCTGTGGACTCGCTCTTTCTGCTTCCGCTCTTCATACGAAACATATTGTTTCGAATTATTTTCCGATAATAGTGGAAACGGCTTATCAAAATACTTCTCAACGTATTGAATCGCAGTTAAAACAGAAGTAGTAAAATCCAATTTATTAGTTTTCTTATCAACCTCTGTTGCCGCAGGGGTTGATTTATTTTGTTTGTCCATTTCACAAGCTCCTTTCTAACGGGATGCTGTTTATCTCTTGTTTAACAAGTCTTTTAGCATATTCGGCAATCACTTGTTCAGTTTTTGGCTTATATCTAAATTGATCTAAACAATGTAGTAAGTCTCCATATGTCTGACAAAATGATTTGAGTTGTCTAATGAGGTCTTTTGCTGTATTCTCCAAAGCTTCTTCATATTCAACAGATTTGATTTTTACTTTTTGCATTTCCAATCTAAAAGGCTTCATTTTCTTTCTCCTCCTAGGGTGTCCAGTTTTACCAGCTTCCTTTCCCCATCTTTGGGGGAATCTGCGGCACTTATGCCGATTGACTTCCGTTAAAAATCGGTCTCCATCCTTCAATGAAGCTCATCGCTTCTTCAAAGTCTTTTTGAAGAATGTTCGGATAGGCATTGACTCTGTACGCATCTTTTAGGTTCTTCCATAATGCTGCATAAACTCTTCTGGTCGTTTCATAGAAAGTTTTGTCGACCTTATTTTCATTCCAGAGCTTATGCACACGTTTGTTGACTGCGTTTCTCATGGCTTGCTGCTGTGAGTAATCGAGCGTTAACTTTTTATCCAGATCATGCCGAAGTTGCTTTATGTCCTCTTTCATTTCGCCAACATCTTCGTTGAGCTGGATGGTTAGTTTCATATTGGCAATGATGCTCTCTTTTGCGTTCATCGCTTTTGGCTGCTGCTGTTTCTGGATGTATTCTTTCATCCGCTTAAATTCTTGAATGAATTTAATTTTGGTTTGAACAGCTTCCTTTGTGTTGTAACCGAACACAACCAGTGTGAATGCTTCTTCGGTAAGGTCGTATTTTGGTTTGAGACGGTTTAAAGAATCCTTATAAGAGTTGCGCTCAAAATTGAGCTCATTAAATTCTTCACCTGCATATTCCATTTGAGTTTCAATATCTCTCAATACATTTTTATGTTCCTTCCCAAACATCTCCGCAATGGTTAGGCTGTCTGTGACAGCGATATTTTCTTTAATGAAGACTAATTGATTTTCCATCTATGTGACCTCCTAAAAAGTTTTATTTTGCTCCCCTTCTGATAAAATATTTTTGAAGGGAGGTGTTATTATGAACGACATCGTTTTCACTTTAGAATTTGATGATGATTATGCCAATTCATCTGCCAACGAATATCTTAAAAAAGGTTGGACTCTATTACATGTTGGTCAAAAGTTAATTGACATTTTGGACAATGGACAAGTGTATTACAACACTGTGTATGTTGTAGGCGCTAACCAACAACAGTACGACGAATACCAAACTGAATTAGAAAATGATCCTTTTAATTCATTTTTGAAAATGAGAGAATGACTTATGAATAACATTTTTATAAAGCTCTTCATCTGCAAGGTGCAGAGCTTTATTAATTTCAACATAACTTAAACCACTTTTAGAGCATTCCTTAATGACTGCCTTTAAAAGTTCAAGTGTTTCTTGTTTTAGTTCATTTTTTGTAATGTTCGAAGGCATTCCATCTGTTAATTGAATTCGTCTCACTCTATTAACCTCCTAAAAAATTTTAGTTTTGGGCTTCCATTTTTTTAATCCATTCCAAGTATGCTTCTCGACGTATCCGCCTGCTGTTGCCACTTTTAAAACTTGGCAAATCACCAGAAGTACAACGTTGATAAACAGTATTTGGATGCCATCCCATTAACTCTGAAACTTGCTTAACAGTAAGTATTGGCGGCAATTGATCAATTATTTGCATTGTATTCAAATCTCCTTTCATACGAATGTACCTTTAAACGGTAGTTAGCTGTAAATTTTTTTCTTCTTCATCATATGCCCCATCATTTACAATAGGTAATTTGATTATGTCCTCTGGCAAGTCATAAACTTCTGCGGCTTTCTTAAGTCGGTATCCAGGTATAGCGGTAATACCTTTCTCATAATTCCGAAGAGTTTTTGGTGTTATGCCAATCTCTTTAGCAGCTTGCGCTTGGCTTAGGCCTGCATTGACCCTAGCTGCAGCTAAAGTTATTTTAATCAACACTTTCAACTCCTTTCATTATTCTATGCTCTCAATATACTACCTTTAAAAGTTACTGTCAATACCTTTTAACATTATTTTTACCGAAAAAAAGTAGTTTGATCCTTTACATACTTACCGTTTTTAGGTACTATAATAAGGAAGAAAACAAGGAGGAATTAAAATGATTGATATTCAAAAACTAAAGGAAATCATGGCAAACAATTTAAAAAAACAATTAAAACGTAAGGGAATATCACAAACTATGATGGCTCGAGATTTAAATATTCCAGAGATGACCGTATCTAACTGGGTTAAAGGGAAAACATATCCCAGACCAGACAAAATTCAATTAATGGCTGATTATTTCGGAATTACTCGTACTCAATTGACAGAAGAAGCACCATCCAATCTTACTCCTTTAGCACCACAAACAGTTCCCGTTCCTGTACTCGGAACAATTGCATGCGGTGAACCGATATTAGCCGAAGAAAATGTAACTGAATATATATACGAGTCTCCCGATCAACTACCAAGTGGTAATCTATTTTATCTAAAGGCAAAAGGGACAAGCATGGAACCAACGATTCCTGACGGATCATACGTCTTAGTGCGCGAACAACCGGAAGTAGAAAATGGGGCAATAGCTGCCGTGCTTGTTAACGGCGACACAGAAGCTACCCTGAAAAGAATTAAGCGTCAAGGAGATATGGTAATTTTGATGCCGGATAATCCGAATTACAGCCCTTTTATTATCACCCCGGACAACCCAGCCAGAGTCATCGGACAAGCGATACAATTCACACAAAAGTTGTAAAGGGTGATAAATAATGAAAGGATCATTTAGGCGTCGAGGCTGCAAGTGCAAAAAGAAACGGTGCACCTGTGGCGCAAAGTGGTACTATCGGTATGATATTGTTGATCCGACTACTGGTAAGCGTAAACAAAAGGAAGTTGGAGGGTTTAGAACAAAGGCAGAAGCCGAAGAGGAAGCTAAACGAATCCAATATGAGCTACTGCAAGGAACCTATATTGAAGAGAAAGAAATTACATTCGAAGAGTTCGCGAAAGAATGGCTGATCTGGTACGAAAACACCGGGAAGGTAAAGGTAAGTACGATAAGGGTTCGTAAGCACGAAATCAGTCGTTTGATGGACTATTTTCAGTATTTGAAGATGAAAGATATAACACGCAAGCAATATCAAGAGGCACTCAATGACTTAAAAGCAAGAGGATATGCAGAAAATACAATCGACGGTGCCCACCGAACCGGGAGAATGATCTTTAAACGTGCGATTGAACTTGAAGTGATCAAAACCGATCCGACCGAATATGCGATTGTCCCGAAAGTTCAAAAAACCGTTGAGGAATTAGAGCGAGAAAAAGAATTGCCAAAATATTTAGAGAAAGAAGAACTTGCACATTTTCTCTCTATTATCCCGGATCATCAAATGGATATTCGTGACTATCCAATATTCTTAACGCTTGCCTATACAGGCATGAGAGCTGGAGAACTTTGTGCTCTAAAATGGAGCGACATCGACTTTGAAGAACAAACTATAAGCATTACAAAAACGTATTACAATCCACGCAATGCCATAAAAGAATACGAATTACTCACTCCAAAAACAAAAAAATCTAAACGCGTGATAGATGTTACGAAAGATGTCCTGATCGAGCTTGATAAGCTTAGAAAGGCTCAAAAAGAAGTGCAAATGAAACACCGCAAGACGTATCATAATGAAGGGTTTGTTTTTGCTCAATTGGATGAAGTAAATGCAGGGTATCCGGCTTATGTGAAGTTAATTGAAATACGTATGAAAAGATTGCTTAAAATTGCCAATTTAAATCCATCACTAACCCCACATTCATTAAGACACACTCATACCTCTCTGCTGGCTGAAGCAGGGGTTAGCTTGGAACAAATTATGGATCGTTTGGGACACACTGATGATGATACAACCAAAAATATCTATTTGCATATCACTAAGCCAAAAAAGAAAGAAGCTTCCCACAAGTTCAGCGAACTCATGAGAAGCTTACTTTAA